CCGGCATTAATGCCGGTTGTATGTTAAATACACGGTAATCAGGGGCGCCGACATTACCATAAACTTCTGATGAACCATAAGCTTGTTGCCCCATGGGAATATCCCTAGCTGCTTCATCTTTGTTCTTCATATAATTAAGTAGTGCTAATTGTCCTAGGGTAGAGTCCATCAAACCTCCTATTCCGCCTGCTATTCTACCTGCTCCTGCTTCGGCTCCTCTCCCTAGGGATTTAATAATATCTTCAATGGCTTTAATGGCTTTAGGAGTTTTAGAAGATCCGGCACCTAATATCTCCCACCAAGCATCATCTGGTGTTAATGCCTTTAGAGTTTCAGGATCTAAAAAATCATACTCCTCGCTAGAAGTATCCCAATCCCCAAAGTTATAGGTTTCAGCCCAATTTGGGTTATCAAATATATTAGGAGTGGGGGGCTGCTCAAAGTCAAAGTCAAAGTCATAGGTGTCAGCCCAATCTGGGTTATCAAATATATTAAGAGCTTCGTCATATAATGAGCCCAATCCGCTACCATATTCTGTATCAAAATCAAAACTTATCCAATCATCAAAATCAAAATCAGATGTGTCTGTGAAGTCTGAGGATTCATCACCAAATAAAGCATCACCCCAGCCTTCTGTTAACCAATTATCTGCCATAACTACTTCTCACTATCCTTATTAGAGGCACCAAAATAAAAACTGGCGATACCCGATACCAGTCCACCCATATACCCCAATACTAAAGAAACTATAGTATCAGAATTTTGATCGGGTGGCTGTATAGTTACTAAAAATATATAACCGACAAAACCAAACAAGGCAACCAGTCCAAAGATCCTCGGTGTCCAGTCTTTAGCAAACGCTTTCCTGGCATCCTGTACGTCTGCCGTTTCCAACTTGAAAAGGTCTACGTCCAACTCTTTCATGCGCGCTTCAAATTCTCCCTCTACCTTTTTAAGCTCGGCTAATTGCTCAGGAGTGGCAGCTTCCATAGCCGCCTGCATTTTTTGCGGGGAAGCGGCCGGATCTATCTTCAGGACTTTGGAAATCATGTTGACCGCCATGCCGCCCATGGGGCCACCTAACGCAGTGCCGAGGGTCGGAGCGACCGTGCCTATTATGTTCTTTAATATACCTAGTTTCATGCTTTTTTCTTCGCCATTTTATTAAAGGTTTTTGCCAGTATTGCGCGTTTTTTTGTTAAAGGAGAGGCATTAGAACCTTTCTTTAATACTTTATTGGCAAAGGCCTGAACAGACATGCCAGCCGCCTTGGCTTGCTTAGTAAAAGCACCTTCTTTAAGGTTTGCTTTTTGGATCCATTTTTGATCCGCCATCAAGGCCTCCTCTGTGCTCTTTTATAGTTTGATACTTTACCATTTTTATTGGCGCGTTGTCTCGCTTTTATGGCTCTAAGGCGCCGTTCGGCAGCCTTCCTGCTGGGAGAAATACCCTTGGTATTGACGATTTTCCAGCCGCCTTCGACCTTATTTATCGGCATGTAACATCCTATTTTTTAGTCTTTTTGCCCTGTCACCCACCTGCGTAGCCCATTTACTGTCCATCATTTCTAGAGCGGCTTCTTCAAACTTTTTAAGTTGCAGGGCGTTTAAAAATTTTTTAAAACCTTTTAAACGCGGATAGCCCAGATTAAAGCACATATTAGCCAGTATCCTTTGGCGATTGTCGTCCAGCCCCCGCCACCAGGGCTCATAGATGTCCAGCTCCCGGCACACCGTATCAATGTCATTATTTAAGCACTCCTTAATGCGCTCATCGTGTATAACCGTTCCCACTTCCTGTCCGTGTTCCTCGTCTTTTTCGGTGATTAAATGACCAACGCCCAGGGTCGGATAGCCCAAATGGTCCAGGTATATTTCGTACTTATAGCCTTCGTCCATAATCAATTCTTTCATTAGCTTATCGGTATCCATCAAAGGGCGATCTCGATTGCGCCGTTGACGCTGACCGTCAAGGAGCCGACGGAACCAGTTGCTGATAGACCGACCTCCGTTCTTGTTGATATATCCTGCCATTTATTCCCCGTATAAACCTGTAAAGTGCCTTTGTTCGTATTCCATATTACATCCCCTGCATTAAATTGGTTTTGATTCAGTTCCGTATCGTTGTATTCCGGAGTAGCGGTCGTGTCAAAACGATCCAGATTAATTTCCAGAATCCGTATCATACGGTTGTAAACTCCGGCATCGACTTCATTAATCGCTATTGGTAAGCGTGTTTCCAACAATTTTCCCATTATCTTCTACCATCGGGTTTAATATCCAGACGCGTGTCCCCCAGCCTCCAGCCAACACCCATGCGATAAAATTCAGTGTTATCGTCATCGGACTCTATACGTAAAGCCGCTTGCCTGGCGCGCAGGCGTGTATTCAATTTCTGTGTCGTTCCCGTTACGGTTTGAGTGGTATTGGTGGTTAATGTATCCCCCGGATAGTTTCTGGATTTCAGGATAAAATTAATGGTCTGGGCCGTTCCACCGTCGCCGGTAAATTTTACGTCCGGGATAACATTTTTAACAAAAGAGATTAACTCGCCGTCGTCCAAGTCAAAATCACTGGACTCAATAAACACGTTGTCCATGGGCGAACCATCCGCGTCATTGCCGGTTTCGTGTCGGTACAAATACTGCGTGGAACTGACATCGCCCGTAGCCCTGGGATAATCGACAATTCCCTCATCGATCCACGCATAACGGGCCAATTGTCCAATAGTCCAGACTTGTTCTTCATAGTTATAAGCCACGTACCGGTCTATCTCCGTGCTGGAACCGGAGGGATAGAACCAACCGACCTCATTAAATTGTTTGTTAACAAAGCCAAAACATTTAAAAGCTTGACTCTCGTTTAAGTCGCTAAAGACATAATAATGCACACTGCACAGGACGGGAGCAATGCTGCCGTCATAAGTATAAAACCCTTTATGATCCATCCAGAATATCCCCCTGGGAGTATTCACCACAGCTTTGGGTCCAATTAATCCAACACCTTGGTTAATTAAATTTAATCCAAAAGTATAAGGGGGACCAATAAACTGCATGGAGTACATGGAAACATCCGTCCAAATTAATATTTCTTCTCTTGAGGAAACACCACCTACAATAGTTGACCCGGAAGAAACTCTAATAGACCCTGCTGTATTGGTAGGTTTAGGCTCCCATTCAGCGGCGTTTTCCTGGTCGCTCCAACAAATAAACATCGGATCGACAGCTCCGGTTCGTGAGCCCCCTGACAGGGGATCCGCTCCCAGGCAAATAACGTGTCGATCTTTTTGTGAAACCAATACCTGTAAGGCTTTGGTCGGAGCTAAATTAGCTCCCGTCAAAGCGGTTAATGCAATGGCCCTGGTACCAGTACCGGCCGATTCATCCCAATAATAAACCCCACCGGCCCTGGGGTTCATTACTAAATCCTCTCCAAAATTGTCGTGGGACCATAAACGTAACTGGTTGGTATCACTCAAAGCGGTAGATTCCCCCCATCCGGAAGCTCCCCACAGACCTCCTCCCCAACCGGTGCCGGAAACATAATCGTCCAGGCCTACGTTAATTTGATAAGTACCCACTGTGCTGCCGCCACCATTCCCGCTGTCACTACTATTAGCTGTTACGGTGTCTCCATCGGTATCCTTAGCCTCAATAGTATAAACATCGGCACTGGTGATAGTAGCTATCTGGTACTCCTGATTAAGAACAGTAGCGGTGATAAGACCACCCAATGTAGCTGCGCCACTAAAAGTTACAAAATCATTTTTAACCGCCCCATGAGCTGTATCGGTTACGATGATTGTAGCATCCCCGTTTGATGCTGAAAAAGTAACATCCCCCGCTGAAGTGGTTGCACGTATGGGAGTAATATCGTTAAACGTCCCCCCTAATTCGGCATAATACTTATATGTTGTGCCAAGCCCCAGGTAACGACTTCCGGAAAGATCTACCCAACCGTGTAGGGCGCGGGCCGTTCCCAGATAATAATTAGAGCTTTGTTTTGTCCATCCGCCAATTTTTTCCGGGCGCCCCTTACGGAAACGTACTAAATTGGAGTTATACCAACCCCCCTCATTACTGTAGTCCGTTCCTTCTCGGTTTATCCCCGGATTAAAAATATACTTAGCGTAGGGCATTGCACGTTATTTTTTAAATCTTTCTTTGACCTTGCCTACATTTAAAGCACAAAGATCAATGAGCCATTGTACTTTACCTAATGTTTTCTTTACCAAAGCATCGTCTTTTTTGCTTTTAGTAAGAGGGGATATTGCAGAGAGCAAAGAGGCTATCGCAATCACCCATACTATTATATTTAATATTGTCCAAATCATAACTTCCTCCTTTTTAAAAAAGTTGGTCTATTAAAATACTTCCCATGCCAATAAGCAACGTGACTAAAGTAGCCACAATAAACCACTCCACTCGTTTTACTCGGTTCAATATTTCTAGCCAACGCTCCGCACAAACTGCTTCGTGCTTTGAGAGTTCACTAGCTACTTGGTTCACTGTCGTCTTTGCCATTTACCTTTGGTTCCTTTTGCATCGCACTTTCATAAGCATTCTTCGCAGTAATGCGAATATCCAAAGCGTACTGTATCTTTAATAATTCCTGTTGAAGAGCTTCTATTTCCTTGTTCAAGTTCTCCATATAAGCAGCTATTCTTGCTACCTGTGGGTCAACGGCTGGAACCTCTACCGCTTCTTCGATTACTGTTTCTTCTGTCATTGTTGCTCCTTTAAATAATTAAGAGGAATCGGGTATTACATAACTGTTATCAGCAACAGGTAAGTCGGGGGGATTAGTAATCACACTGTCGTATTGACTCGCAAATATCGTATCCCATTGTGCCGTAGGAAATAAAGCAACTATCTCTGCCTTAGTCCAACTAGCTTCTGCTTTGGGTGTAAAGTTAATAATAGTTTCCCCTGTTTTTGGGCTAACTTGACTTGATGGAATGAGTGCATTGTAAGAAGTTTCAAAATAAGTGGGTGGATCAGCCGACTTATTGCCCTGTTTATACTGCATAGTTAAATCCCATTCCTGTACTTTATTGTTTAAATTAAAGGGAACAGCATTGGTTAATGTTTTAGTTACTGCCATTGTTTTTCTCCTTGTTTAACTACTTTCTAGTGCATCCACTTTTGCAGAAAGTTCTTGTATTGCTTTTACTAGTGAAGGAATTAAATCTTCTTTTGCTACCTTTTGAATAGACTCTTCTAAGTCTCCACCTTGAGTCCAAAATCCAAAACCACCACCTTCACCATCTGGAGTAATACCAGCAGTTTCTAAAGCAGTTTTTGCTTCTTGAGCAATAAAGCCGTATTGTGTTCCTTCTGATTTTCTAGAAGTGTCTCCTTCCTTTTTAACCTTTCCTCTAATATCTACTAAAGAATCATCATAATCCTCTCTTTTTCTCCATTCAAAAGTTCTTGGTTTTAGAATATTAATAAAAGCGAGTCCTGCCGAATCTGGCATATCCGCTATATTTTCTTTCATTCTTTCATCAGAAGGAAATGTCCAAGCTGTTCCACTACTATGATTAACAGCTACTTGTGAACTACTTCCTGTTCCTAATG